CTGAATTAACTGCCGCTATAGCATCGACAGTTTGGTACATCCAAAGATTTACCCCACTGCCTCCGCCTATACGATGAAGACCTGCTGCTGCATAAGCCATGTTATATCCTCCTATCCGTTGTTATCAAGAAGTTCATAAATACCATTGTTGTCAATAACAACAGCACCCATAGACATCATTGATGTTGCTAAATGAGAAACTTTTTCAGGCACATAATTTAACTCAGTCGTTACATTTGCACCAATACCTAAGCCAACAGCACTTGTGTGATAACACATGTTCTTACCTGCAGTTACAGAATTAGTTGAGAAAATGTTAAATCCTAAAAAGTTTTTCATAGTCATACCACCTGCGTACGGAAGGTTTTGATCCCCAACATAATCTGATGATGCAAATTCTTCAATTAAGAATAAATCAGCAAAGGCTTTTGGATTCATAGCTATGAATCTTCCACCATCTTCAGGTATGTCAGCAGTGCCAAAGGTTTCAAATGCAGATAACAAATCGGCTTTTTCAACGGCTGAACTTGTATCATGTAATTGAGTTGAGCTAGCACCTGCATCCATTGCAGTATATAGAATCTCATCAGTCTTTCTACCTAATGCTGAAGCCGCAGATGTTGCAATAGCTTGACGCTCATCAATATTAGTTTTGAGTTCGTCTAACTTGTCAATATATTCGGCAGCATAGAAATCAGATAATGTAGCTTCTACTGTGGTATGTGTAAGTTCCATTGGAGTTATCATACCATTTCTTGATTTAGTTGAAGCAGTACCAGTACCGATTTTTTGAAAGCGTACAACGCTTCCTGCAACATTACTTACGTTACGAACAGTGTTCATTAACTTTGAACCCATTCTTTGATACGCAAGATGTACCTCGGACTCGAACTGTTTTATGAAGGCCGTGTCAATTGTATTAGCCATCAGTAGTCCTTTCCCTGCAAAAATGCAGAATTAAAATTATAGTTGCTCTTCTCGGTTATCCGTACCTCAGCTTCATCCAGTTATCCGTTAGGGCTGTCTGCTTATTACAGGCCGTTATCATAAAGAGATTGCACATATCCAAAGTCTTGACAACGCACAAACCTTAATACTTCATATCCATTCTTATCAATAGGATCAGGCAATGTAACAAAGCCTAGATACTCAAGCCAACTAAGGGTCTTGACATGATCTGATGGGCAAACGTTTTGCAATAAATAAAATTGCTGTTGAAAATACTCAACAAAAGCAGGCGACCATTTCATGAATGTTTTGGGATATCGGTTAACCTTATCACTGCAAAGCATCCATATAGACGCAACTAACTCATGCTCAGGTACAACACCAAACATCATAACAGGCTCATCATTTAATAAAGCCGTATAAGTTTCAGCCCTGTTATCTTGTAATGGTTGCATCAAAGCACGCCAAGGAGTAACGCCTGCTATTAAACACTCACGATTATCCATGTCTCTTAAGTTATGTTGAAGAGTTTCTGCATGGCTAAGTTTAGATTTAACAACAACTGCATCTCCATACTTACCCTCTCCCATGAAGACGTTGCCAGTCACTGTTAACCTCCTGAACAAATGCTGTATCACGTCTGCCTTGTTGCCAATAACGAGGGTCTTTCATCTTAGCTTCAACGTCAGCTTGCGTCATCTGCATATTAACTGGGGCTGTTGTCGCTACGTTTGATCCTTTAGTTTGTTCGATCACATGCTCTAAGGCTTTAATACCTGCTGAGCTTGATCCCAATTGAGCAACAGCTTCCTGCATTGCTGTGTCAGGGAAGAACTTATTCATCCAAAGTTGCACAGCTTGAACTCTTACTGTTGCGTTGTCGCCTAATTCTTTTTGAACAGATTGAAGATCAGGTTGTTGTCCATCAAGAGCGTTAGCGTATTTCTCAATACCTTCAGCAAATTCACCTTGGCTTAATCCATTATCCCATGAATACTTTGACCACCAATTAAGAAGTTCGTTATCAACTGCATCGGCTTCATCAATTGTTTCAGGCAATACATACTCACCTACAGTAGCAGGGCGATCAGCAAATGCTTTCTCTTCCATCTCTTTTGTAATAGTGCCTCGTAATTCTTCTTCACCTTTTCCTAATTTAGTTGATAACTCACCATAAGCCGTTGCCATATCTTCAGCGTTCTTAAACTTTTCAGGCAACCATTGGGGTCTATCAACAACAGCTTCAGTAGTGTTAGTTACTTCCGGTGCTGATGTTTCTTCCGTTTGCGTCTGTAGTAATGTTTCTTCCATGACTTATCCTCTCTGCGTGTTGAATACGTTTAGCTATTAAAGCGACTAAATACCTTTGACCTTCAAGATGCCTAAGCTCATCTGATGAGATGTTAGCTCCTGTGATGGCTTCAATCGTAATTGATTTTAAATACTTTAAGGTAGCTACTCCACTAGGAGAACTAAAGGCAACAGCTAAATCTTTGGAGATTTTATGATCGTCATCCTTTGATCTAGGGTAGCCATCAACCCCCAAGTGTTTCAATGTTTGGGTTTCCATTTGGGTCTATCCCTTGTTGTTGTTGCATTTGTTGAGCCATCTGAACCATTTGCTGACGTTCGCCAACGTCACGGATTAGATGGTCTGGCACACCAAACTTCTTGGCTAAATAAATTGCTGTCTCTTCGGAGGAAACAAGAAGGTTAACAACATCAGGGCCAAAGCGACCCGATACCATTTCAAGAAATCTATCTAGGGAAACAATGTCCTGATTAGACTGTGCCTGTGCCAGTGGAGATACGCTTCTGATCTTTACTTCACGACCATTAACTGTTGGTATATCTATCCTACCTTGCTTTGTTAAAAGATAAACCACACGTTGAAGAACAGGTTGGATCATCTCAGCTTGTAGTCTACCAAAAGCAGAACCAATCTTTCGTGATAGATCAGCCATACGTTCAGCAACTTCAGTAGCAGAAGCAGGAGTTTTGTTAGGGTCACCAAGCATATCATTATACAATGCACGCTTGATATTATTTCTCATATCATTAAGAACTAAGTTAGCAACATCAAAGTTACCTGCAGCCCTTATTGGCTGAAGACCTTGAGAGTTAGGGGCTTTAGGAATAACAGTACCGGGAACTAAGTTGATAGTATCAACGTTAATAACACCATCATCATCCATTTGATAGATACCACTAATAGCCATCTGTGCATTTTCTAACACTAATTCTATTGTAAGGTTGGCACTTTTAATTGCACTTAACGCATTGATCGCTGGGCCTCTTCCATAAATTTCACCTGAAGCCTTGCTCCATCTAAATGCTATAAAAGGATTTGATCCTACACCTGAGTACTCTTCTTGTAGTATTAATTCTTTATCACCCATTTCAATGACCATATAACTATAACGTTCTTCGTTAGGTTTGTCATATAGCTTGCATGATATTTCTAGTATCTTACATTTTGTATCAGGGTACTTCTGTATTTTTTCTGCAATCTTTGTTGAGAATGTGCCACGAGGATATGCAACAATTAAATCCTCATACTTTAATTCTCTTTCTCTATAAACGTGGTCAACCATTCCATCAGGGCCAACGTCTAAGACAACATGTGGCAAAGGAATAGAATGGAATCGAATAGGGTTTAATGCATCGCCTTCAGTAATAGCAAGGACAGCCGTGCCTAAAGCTAGATCAATAAAACATTCATGTATCTCTTGAGCAAAGTTAGAGGTCTGTAATACTTCAAAGATATATTCAGTTACCTTGTCTAACTTGTTATTAACTTCGTCTTGTTCTTCTTCGGGAACTTCACTGCCTGCAATGAAATCAGCCCATCGTGCAAAGTTTGGAACTAGTCCTGACTGTAACCTAGATGCAAATTCCTGCACCCCAACAACAGCCGTCTCATCAAAGATACGATCGTCACGTCTCTGACCGGGAGTGTAATTTTTAAACCCCTGTCTTTGAGGCAAACAATATTCAAATACCTCATCATACAAATCTTCAAAGTCCATCCTAATAGACTTAGCTTTTTCATATTTAGACATATAGCCGTGGGCTAAATCAATCATTAAGCACTGTACCTATCATAGTATCCTATACCACCACCCGATCCAGTAAGTAATGATCGCCTACCAGTTCCTTTTCTTTTTCTTGATACAGTTTCTTCTAAAGCAGTTTGCTTTAATTCTTTAGTCTTTACCTGCTCTTTTTCTTTTTCTGATTCTCGTTCCATCTCTGCTTCAGGATCAGGGGTTGGGGGTTTTGGACTACTTCCACCTAAACACATTATAATTCTCCTTTTCTTTAAGCCTTACCTATGAACTATACATTATGCAATGCACAAATGCTACATCCTTGACCATAAACCTTGTCGTCTTTGTTGTTTAGGTTTTCTATTAAACACATCAAACTCAACTCTAGCGTTAAAAGCCTGCACTGGTTTGAAGCCCATCACTTGCCTACCCTCACCTGAGCCAAGCATTAAATACTGCAACGCATCATGGATATGAGAATACCTATCTTTGCTTGGCTTGTCTTCATAACGCTCACCTGAAACTTGCATACGTCTATAATGATAGCCACCTTCAAAACCTTTTATTAATTCTTTACATCTATAATCTATTAACACACCTGAATGTCCATCAACCATTCGTTGCAATGGAGCAGACACAGACTCTAATCTTAACGCAACGTCATTACTATGAGTAGGTCTAGCTTTTAATCCTGCACCTCTTAGTATTTGGAATGGAGTGCTTTCATCAGTCTGTGCCCTGAAGTCACCTGCAGGATCACCAAATATATTAACATCACAGTTAGCGTAACGCACTGCAATCTCTTGTCTTAGTAATTCAGCAAACCTAACAATGCCCATATCAAAGGCAACAATCTCTTGAAGTAATAACCAACGACCTCTTACCTTCTGACCAAAGATTGCAGCAGGAGTCAAACCAAAATCTAATCCAATAAATAAAGGAACTCCATCAGCTACAGGAATCTCTTCCTTTGCAATATGAACCTCACCATTAAACATATTATACACAGGCTTGCCATCTTGGATAGAGCCGAGCTTGTTCATAACATAAACGTCAATCCAACTCTTAGTCTTACCTTGCAATAAGTTCGTGTAGTAATTTGCCATCATGTTCTTTTTATTCTCAGCAAGAGGATTAGAAACGTAACTGCCTATGTTACCCTCATCATCTTTAACTTCATTCATAGCTGAAGGCTGAGTGTAGAACTTCCAGTTGTTAGGTTTCACTAACATCTTAGATTCTTCCTTAGAAATGTGATCGGGTATAGGAACTTCACCTGCCATGATTGGCCACCAGTGATCTTCTTCAGGTGCGTTCGTGTCAGCAATTACTCCAGTCCACGTTGGCCCTCCATCTCTCATTGATGGATATCTACCAACTCTCATTGTGCATGCATCGATAATACTCTTAGGAATTTCCCTAGCTTCATTAATCCAAATGCCACTTAGCTCAAGAGATAATAACTTCTTTACGTCTTCGGGTCTGTCAAGAGCAAGGAACATAACTTCCAACTCAAGGTCACCTTTGGATATATGATGCGTATATGGAACCGACCAAGAAAACCTTCCCCAATCTTCCTCGGGGAACCAATCCAACCAAGTCTTAATAGTGGTAGTGCGAAGCTGAGGATTGGTGTTCCTGATAATCGCCCACCTGCTTTTACGTTTGCCATCTGGTGACTTCTCCTGCATTAAGGCTCGTCTGAATACTTCAACACAACAAGCCACTGATTTACCTGAACCCACTGGCCCTCGAAGACCACGGAAGAAAGTATTGTCTTTTAAAAAAGCCTTGGCTACTGCTCCATCAGGTTTATATTTAAAGTTGGTCAACCTTCATATCCTTACCAACCCTAATCAATCGATCAATAACTTCAGGGCCAATAGATGAAATCATTTTATCAGCCTCATAGTCAGTGCAGAATTCTTTAGGGTAATGTTGGAAGTGAGCTTGCTTAACAACAACACGGAGTATGTCTCGCTCACGCTTCTTTAATATATGGAGGAAACTCATTACTGTCCTAAATAGCCCTGCAAATCACGCTCAGTAAAATTCTTCATCTTCTTTTCCATTTTTTTATAAGCGGCTCTCGCTGACAAACCATCAGCTACATACCCCTTAAAATAATCTTCTGCAACAGAACCCAAGTCACCTAAATCTCTTCTTATATTAACGGCCACACGTTGCACATTCTTTGCCGCTTCTTCTGTTTTAAGTAAACTCTTCTTCTTCTTACCAGTAACACTCTTAGTCTTAGTCTTTGCTTTGGGTATCGCCATTATCTACTCCTCCTTAATTCTTCAACATGCTTATGCCAAAAATAATTTCCAATCTTACTAAACCTAATCGATAGCTTCAAATAAAATCCCATCATAATTATTTCTTCTTTACTACAGGCTTTTTCTTTACAGGCTTACCATCTTTCTTTGGTGGCCTGCCCTTAGTCTTTCCATAAGTTCCTTTACCATAAGGCATTATGCTGATCCTTTCTTATTACGTTTAGATATCGCCCTTGCCTTTGCTTTGGCATCAGACTTACTACTAGCACCCCAAGCCTTTAATGAAAGAAGAAGCCGTGTAGGCTTACCCTTACTGTCACGCTCAGGCCCATCATTCCCTGCCATCCTTGCTAAGAAAGATGCACGTCTAGGATTGTCGCCACTCTTAACAGGAGCCTTTAATGTTCCCTTCTTATAGGAAGCTCTACCCTTAGCGTTTAAACCACCCTTCGGATTCTTGCCTTCGCTTCTTGTCCATGCTGCTGTCATTGTGCTACTTCAGTTGTAAACATTCCAGTCTTGCCTGCTTTATTAGTAAACTCAAATTCTTTTAATCCATCGGCTCTTGCTTGTTTAAACGTCTCGCCAAAAGATAAAGGTTTAGTTTCCTCTTTAATTATTACAGGTTCGCCCATAACAGGTTCAATAGTAGAAGCCTGAGCTTCAGGTATAAAATAATTAATCATGTTATTAAACGCACTTGCTCTTTGTTTATCCATTGGCCCATTAGGAACAACAGCACTAGCTATTAAATCATCAGGTCTGGACTTAGGAGGCTCAGGCATTTCAACAGAAGAAACCTCACCATCGTTATAAGTTTCAGCACTTTCAAAAGGAATGAATACGTTTACGTTTAGTTTCTCATCATCAGGTCTGTTTTCATTTGCAGACCAACCTCCGATTGAATGAGCGAGAGGATAAAACGCAGAAATTATATTAGAAGTGAATGAAGAATCTTCAGATTGCTCACCTAATTTCTTGCTGCCGCTCTTGGCACTCATAATCATATGGGCTAGTGGCCCTTCCATATCATAACCAGACTCCTTAACCTCATTATATATCTCAGGGAACTGTCCTTGAAACCACTTGTCATTGTTTGGGTAGTCATACTTATCGTATATTCTAAACCCGGAGACACCATCTTCCTCAACGGCCTTAACTGTGAAGTTGCCCAAGACTAACTTTAAGTCCTCAGCCATACCACCACTCTCAAAGTCTCTAAAGAAAGAGCCATCTAAATTAAAGAGGTCGCTTATCATAGCGTAAGTAATCTGATTGTAACTGGTGGCCTTTGCTATCTGGTCATAGTCAGGATGCCTCTTAGCTTTTAACTTAGATAACGCACTAGCCGTTGCATTTTCATCCTTATAATAATAAAGATAAGCCTTACGCAATAACTCAATACCCTCTTCAGGAAAGTCATCGTTAGTTATCTCATCAGCAGTTCCACCCAAAGCCGTAAGTATGCCGTTGAACGTGCCTTTCATTAACATCTTAAAGGGTAATACATTATCCATAGTTAACTTATCATGTAAAAAAATATATTAATCAACGCACAAATCGTTCCCTTAACCACAGACCTATAAAAAATAAAGTAACTAAAGGGTGAATGATTATAAACGCCCATACATTAACCTCTACATAACTCATATTTAAAATAGGCTCTATCCCATGAATGATAGCAATGCCAGTCCAAAATAACCATTCCATTAACTGAGTATACATATTGTCTCCTAGTTGTTGCTGTTGTGATGGTGCAAGTGTGCAACTACTTTGTGGCAGAATAATGTCGGAGTTAGTCCTGTTGAGGTAGGGGTAGCACTAGTTTTTAACCCCCCCTGCCCTATGACAAGTCGATCGATACCTTTATATCGCCACTCACTAGATGCATATGCTTGTCAGGTGCCTTGAATCCTGCCCTGTCAAGGATGTCCTTGCTCGCTTCCAGTTGCACATACTCACTCTTAGCACCTCGTGACAAGTCTAACAGCCTTTTACTGGCATGAGTAGCAGACAAACCGATACTTTCCGTTACTCGTTGCATCATGTACTGCTGAACATGGACTAACCTCAAAGTCTTACTGGCTGTCACTCTACCTGATTCACCATCAGCATATCCTGCCAATCTAGCACCTTCTTTAATCGTACATCCATTTGCTACGATGGTATCAACTAACGTCATTTGTTTCTTAGTTAATGGCTTATCTTTAATTAACATTAAACCCCCCTTGATTCCCCCCTTTTTCACATCTAATTGGCTACTCTGTCAATGCACAAACGTTCACACTGTACTGTCAAAGGTATCCTCTTCCAGTCCGTCTTCTTTTGCTTAGGATCAGAGAGTTACGTTCAGCTTGCCTACGGCTTCACCCACTGCACTATCTGATCTTTCGTTCAGCAGAACACACAAAAGAGCCGTTGCTTCAGAGGATGTACTTGTACCACAAGTACCA